ATAATACGGCATTATGTTATTTGCCTTGTTCGTTGACTATAAAACCCCGCGTTAGCGGGGTTTTTTGTCAATGATGCGACCATAAATTCCGCACTCGCAAGGCATTTAACATCAGTGCTCATTATGCGAACTTTCAAACCGCACAATTAAAAAAACGCTAGCTGGCGCGTTGGCGCAATGCGAGGCGTTTTTTTAATTTTGGCGGTTGGGAGAGAAGGGCACACTGCTATCTAATAGTGTGCCTGAGTTCGGAAAGTTTTTTTCAATTTCGTCTATAAGCTATATATAACGGAGCTTTCAGACTTATTGAGAACGTTTCGCAACAACTAGCTATTTTGATTATATTTTAATCGTTTTACTTTTTTTCATATTCTTTTTGCCACTCAATTACGTCTTCTGGTTTTAAGTCTTTTAAGTACTTAGCTATCAGTGCATTGACTATGTCTGCTTCATCTATTGGTAGCCTAGTTTTTACAATGAAATCAATGTGTGTTTTTTGTATCAGTGACACATATTCAGTTTTGACTCTATAAGTCTTTGACATTTCTAGCATCTCTAAGCTCGTTAGTTTCTCTATTTTATCATTGTGACAGTGTTGCATTGTCACACGCAACTGTGATACAAATGCATCATAAAGTTGCATGTAACAGTGTCACAACAGTTTATCTTGGGGAAGATAATGAATAAAGAACAAGCAATACAATTATTAAATTCTGAAGTTGAAGCCTTTAAAAAATCTCCTGATGATTTTAAAAGAGGCTATCTCTTAGGGATGCTAAATGCTTTCACTCGTGTTGGTTTAATTGATGATGATTTGAATGACTATTACTGCGATGTAATAGTAGACATGATTGGGTAATCCTCATGCTCGACTTTCTGCAGTTAGCGATTCCAATCATTCCTACGTTTGTACGTAGTCTTGATAATCATCATTGGTTTAATGGTGATATCCGCGATTTTGGTATTCCTGCTGCGACTCGCCATGTTTCTAAGACTGACGATGGTCAAACGATAACAGGGGATCTCTATCATCCGTATGAGTCGTTACCTAGTGACTACACTGACATGGCTGTTAAGTTTTATACAAATACAATGAATACACCGCCTTATGTCGAGATTAAGGCGTCTCCTTTAAAGTTATTGCAAGGTCACAACGTATATGGTTTTGAGTCTATAGAACTTAGCTCTGATCATATGCTTGGCATGTTACTCGAAGCCTTTCCCCAGTTAGCCCCAATCTTAGATTTGGCAAATACTGAGGTTTTACATCTAGATACGACATATTTATTTAGATTACCTCATCAGAATATGGTTCAACCAACGTTGGACTATATGGCTAACTTGGCTTCGGGTCATCGTAAAGCTCGTGAAGTTAAATATGCAAACTACATTACTTGGGGTAATGATGGTGCAAGTGTTAGACCTAAAGCCTATGGCAAATTTGAAGAAGTAAAAAGCCAATTAAATAAGATTCAAAAGCAAGCAGATAAGGGCTGTATGCGCTCTAAAGCGCTTGTTATTGCTATGAATGATGCATTGCCATTTGCTAATGCCATTCTTCGTTTAGAAGCCCGTATTTGTAAGACCTATTTAACCAAGAATGGTTATCCATCTAATTTATTTCAGCTTATTAAGCTGCAACATGAACAGCCAGAATTATTGCTACGCCTCTGGCACGTAGCGTTTGACCCCATCTTAAATACTATGAAGGGTAAATATATGAATTTCGCTAATGATGATGAATTATTTGAGTTATTTAAATCTCAATTAGTTACGTATACCAAAACAGGTAAACCAAGTTATATCAAAGCTAAGAACGCTATGAAATTTTATTCATTAATGCGTCAGCTTGGCTGGAAGAAGACTGTTGATTTATATAATAAAACTACATTTCATGATGCCGTAAAGCATCTAATTGATTGTGGTATCAGCAAATCACATCTTCAAAACCTTGCTAAAAATCCTGATGGGAAAGTCATCCCATTTGTACGTTTATTCGAACTCAAGATGGCAGATCAATTGCCACCAGATTACGTTCAACCAATTTCACAATACACACCCAAACATGGGTTACATCTAGTTGCCTGAGGAGGCTTTAACCATGCAAGTATCATTTAACAAACGCACAGTTTTTCCAACCGTTTACCGTACTGAGAAAAACGGTGAATCTAAGGCTTATTTATCTACGACTGTATTGTCACCAGTGAAATATAACTTAAGTGCAATGCCTGGGATGATGCCAGTCGAACAGATTCAAGCGATTCTTGAAGAGTGTGCAGACAACGCACAGGAAGTAGAAATCGAATTCACAGAGCAACAAACTAAGTTTGGTGCACAGATGCAGGTGTTTAGTGTGAAGCCAGTACCGAAGAAAAACCCAATGGAATCAAAGGCTTAATACTGCACATAAATACACCATGTCGTATAATGTATAATATGTTAAAAATCAATAACTTACGTGTATTTTTACTATGACAGATTATGTTTATACATGCAAGAAGTGCGGTAGAAAGTTTACAAAACACTCTAGTTATTGCATCCACTTTTACAAGTGTAAATAACAGATTCCACTGGCTTCTTGGGGAACCTAAACGGTAGGCCAGTGGATTTTTAAGGATTATAAGAAATGGCAATGATTTGCGAAATCGTCAATCAAACGACGCAAGCCTGTGAAAAATGGATTGAATACACGCCCGTCATTCCAGACCTCACAAGCGAGCAGATTCTTGTTGTGTGGGGGTGGTTTGCATTATCACTCTTTGCAAGTTGGGCGTTCAAAAAATTAATTCATTTATTCGGAGTTTGGTAATGAATCAAAATCTAACTGTTGTAAAAGAAAAATTGGGGAAACGTTATTTACAGGCTGCAACTGTTGCGACTGTAGCTGCATTTCCATTGGTTTCACGTGCTGAGGGGACAGCGCCACCGATTACACCTGAAACGGTAAAAGGTACGATTGACGGTCTCGGTATGCCTGCGCTTATCGGTGCTGTTGTAGTCGGAATGTTGACTGTTGCTGTGTTGATTTGGGGTGGCCGTAAAGTTGTAGGTTTCTTCAGTAAATAAGGTTAAATAAATTGAGCTTTTTGATATGTATTCTTGGTTGCGTAGTTATTTATGCGTTATTTTCTTGATGATCATATCATCAAGCTCATTTGCTGTTGAACAAAAAGTTACACAGATGGGTGGGTTTCCTTACCCAGTCATCTGCTCACACCAAACTGACTTAGATTTTTGTGTTGATGCTCGTACGGGCAATCCCAAAGAGACCGCTTGTAAGCTCTGGATGACTAAACTTTCCACGCTATACGGTTATTCTTTTGCTTCGATTGTTACAGCTGGAGGTCGTGATACTTGTTTGTACAAAGGTACAAATCCGTCCAATGGTTCGCCTGCTTCTATTACACAAGATTTAGTTCCCAAAACCGGTCTTTGTCCAGTAGCTGATAATCCACCGCCTGTCCAAATTATTTTCTCGCGACAAGGGCGTTGGTTTCCTCAAGAATTAGAAGATAAAAGATGCTTCCGCAACTGTATGTATTCAGGCGGTCAGAACTTTTCATATAAACATTATGCGTTTACTAACGGCATTATGACTGAGTTCACTTCTCAGGGCGGTCTTAAATCTATAGAGCAATTCTGTGATGCGAAGCCCGAGCCTGTCCGCAATTCACAAGGTGAAATTACTTACGATGCAGGTTGTCAAGACAACATGTTTAAAGTCTTTTGTGATTTTGTTGAATGGTTTCGCTCAGACTCAGAAATGCCCACGGCTCCAGAAGTAGAAAATAAGTCACTTGCTATTGATCAGCATTTAAAAACAGATTGGGTCTTACTGGAACAGAACGGCTATGTATGTTTTGATCCTGTCAATTTTGATCTGTATTTGCCGTTTTCTGGTGACGAATTTAAATACGAAATGGATTTTATGAACTTGTGTAATAAGTTCTATGAGTTCGGCAATTTGTGGCGAGCTTTATATCTATTTGCTGCATGTTTTATTGTATTTGGGGGACGTAATTAATGCCCGCGATATTAATTAGAATCCTTACTTGGATGATGACTAGCATAGCTGGTCAAGTCATGTATTCAATGGGTGTCGGTTTAGTTTCATTTACTGCTATTAGTTCAGTATTGGGATGGATTCAAGAACGTTTAATTACTTATTTTTTGGGTACTTCAAAAGCTATTCTAATTTGGATGAATCTACTCGATTTGGATTATGGCTTAAGCGTTTGCTTATCTGCTTTTATTATTCGCGCCACGATTATGTCTGCTCAGGTTGCTTTAAGCCGGAGGGGTTAATATGGCTTTAAAATTAGTAACCGCACCGCCTGGTACGGGCAAGACTTTATTATTAATAAAAATGATTTTTGACTATTTGCGCGAAGGTCGCAGAGTCTATTCTAATATTGATCAATTGAAAATTGCCGAGGTTCTTCCCATTGGTCACAATGCTGACTGGAGAGATCTGCCGGACGGTTCAGTAGTTATATATGACGAAGCGCAAGAACACGCTGCTTTTAGTTCTGACGACTTGATAGACTTTCATGAATACATAGAGTCAGAACAATATGAAAACGAGACGACAACTGCTTATAACGCACGTTTGCGTAAAGAAAAAAAAGAATATGACAAAGCATATGATAAACATTGTGAATCAATAAAAGATATTGCTAGGGGCTTTCAGGTTCATAGACATTTCGGTTTTGACATTATTTTGGCGACACAAGATCAGTCGTTCTTAAATGGTTTAGCTAAGAAATGTGTCGGTGAACACTATCATTTAACAAGACCATTTGGCTTACGCGGAAATATGATTTTCTTCTGGCGTAGATTAGTAACTAATCCGGACTCACGTTCTGAGAAATCGGTCTGTGAATGGAAAAAACATATTAATTTTAATAAAACTTATTTCTCACTTTATCGGTCTGCAAACGTGCATACACATAAATCACATATTCCGTTTAAATACATTTTTGTTGGGCTTGTGGTAATTGCTCTAATTTTCTTAACGTATTATTTATTAGCAGGAAATAAAGCTGTGAAGTTATATTCAAACCAGAAAGATGAGAATAAACCTTTAGCAACTGACGTTGTTGTTAATACAGAGATGCCAACGACTCCAGAAGCTAAAGCTGCATTTGAGCAGCAGCAAAAATTACAACAAGAACGAGAACAAAAGTTGCAAGAGCAACGCGAAATATATGCTAAAAATCTGGAAAAGCAGCAAGAACGAGAGATATCCGGTTGCGTTTATTTCAATGGAAAATATACAGCGGTCGATGAGTTTGCGCGTCCGATCCACGAGAAAGACCATCTATGCAAACAAGTTATTAATGATGCTGACAGAAACGTCATGAAAACGCCTACGCGTCAGAGTTACCAGAATGTTTACTCGAAGCAAGCTGAGGAACAACTAGAAACAGCACGAAAAGCAGAAGCGCAACGCCAAGTTTTTAATGAGCCTTAATTTAATTTCTTTTCTTTGATTACTAAAAACCGTCTATATGTTCTACCGTAGCAGTAACATTAAAAAGTCGTTCAGGGGAATTGAGAATCCCCGAAGCTGTGCGCAGGGGTCTCAAGGCGTAGTCTACGGCTTTTTACGTGATCAAACTTCGAGTTACACTCAATGCCAATATTGCGGTCGTACTCTGCAATTTGGTCAGTTGATGAGACACTTAAAAGTGTGGCATGGTTACGGAACTAAAGACTTTATAATTGATTTTTGACTGGCATTTTATTACATTTTTCTTTAAGCCGGAGAGCTCGCCCTGGCATCAAAAAAATGAATAAAATCAACACTTGTAATTTTTGAGGTATTGGCAAAATATGACAAAACATGATGCACATGTATTTAAGTTTAAAATGCAATTTTTTCCTATTAAGTTTTTTATTTTGATTGCGATGTTTTTCTTCGCTATGGGGATGTGGTTTGTTTCTTTCCTCTCTTTAATTAAATGTTCTATTTAAGCTGATTTTTTAGCGTCTGAAAGTTCGCATAATACGGCATTATGTTATTTGCCTTGTT